GTATAAATGTAGAGCCTAGAACAGATGTATGGCTTGCTGCCTTTCTTCACGGTAGTAAAGACGGAAAATTTAAAGGTATAAAAACTATATTAGAAGATTTTAATATTGAATTAGTTAATGAAGGAGATAAGTTTGCTAATTTTACAGACTTCTTAACTGAGAATATAAAGATACTACCTAAAGATGCAAAGACAGAAGTAGCTAAGTTATATAAAAATACTATGGCTAATGTGCCTGAATTTAATACGACTTTAAATAAAGGTTTAAATGTTTTGTCTAGTAAGGCTAGTGAATGGGGTCGTGAAGGGCAGACTTTATCTAAGTTAAGTCAGGATTTAAAGCTTGCTAGTAGGTTTGCTCCAGACAAAACACCCTCACAGAAATTAAACACTGTAGTAAATACTACTCTTGACCCTACACCAAAAACAATTAGAGATAAAGTAGTAGATGGTGCTAGTGGTATGCAACAGAACCTTATACGTATGTTAATTACACATCCGGGTACAACTGCATTGAACGTAGTTGGTTGGGCTAATGCTACAAGTATGCAATCTGTAACTGATATACTAAGAGGTGCTCTCTATGGAGGTCGTTCCTTAGCTGAGATGGCTATTGGTAGAGACACAAATGCTACTGAGTTTGCTAACAAGTCTAAGCTTATGTTCACACTACAAAAACAAAAAGCTATGAACTTAGTAAACCCTTTTGCTACACAACAATCTGCATTAGACTTCTTAGCGGCTAACCCTAAAGCACAAAAAGAATTGTTCAGATATATGGCAGGTGGCATAGAGTTAGATGACGTATACAAACAACTAGGTATTCAAATAGGTGACATAGGTAAGCCCGGAGTAGGCGAGAAGGTTATGAACTTTGCTCAGACTATGTACGGTGTTAAAGCTCAAGACATGTACACTAAGACACAAGAGTTTATGTATGCCTTAGACAAACAAGTACGTATTAAATACGGTAAGACTTACTCCGAGTTCTTAGAAGACCCTGACTTATACAAGGTAATGAAGGGCGACACCTATGCAGAAATACAAACGATAGCTGTAGCAGATGCACTACGCAATGTATACGCTAAGCCTTTCGGTAAGAACCCTAAAGGATTACTTAGCTTTGGTGCTAAAGTTATAGAAGATATGCGTAAGTATCCTATTGTGGGTGCAATGATTCCTTTTGGACAGTTCTTTAACAACACACTAGGTCATATGTTTGATCATACAGGTATCAGTCTTGTACATAAGTATGCGGCAGGTACGACTCGTGATCCTTTAGAGCTTCTCACTAAGTCAGCTATAGGTCTATCTCTTATAGGCGTAACAGCGGCTCGTGAGTATGATAATATGGAAGAAGGTTTAGCTTGGTTTGAAGAACGTAGAGATGACGGATCTATACGTAACCGTATGTATGACTTCCCTTTTAGTTTCTACAAAGCAATAGGTCGTATGGGTGCTCATCACAAAAGAGATGGAGAAGTACCTGCTGATTTGGTGAAAGAGTTAGTAACTCTATTCGGGCCGGGACAACTTACAAGACAACTAGGAGATTCAGCTAAGATATCTTTTGACTTATTAGTAGATGCATCATCAGGAGAAGACGGTGCAGTTAGGGATGCATTAGGTAAGTTAGTACAAGACACAGCCTCTATGTATCTTAGTGGTTATAGTCGTCCGTTTGATCCGGTAAACACAGCTATAGCTTTAGGTAGAGGTGAAGACTTTGTAGCAGTAGATCGTAATCAAGGTTCTAAGTGGTTGAATAACTCTACGAGATACGTTGATCAGATATATACTGCCCTTAGTGGTGCAGAGTTATCACCTGAGAAGTTTAATGCACTGACTGATGCTAGAGGTACAGCACCTATAGGACGTATCTTTGGTTATCGTGAGAACCCCGGACAGACTCATATACAAAAGATGTTTAATCAGATAGGTAAACCTCAATGGCGTACTGAGATTAAGTCGTTCATACCTGAGACACAGAATCATATTAACAAGATAGTATTTCAGTTCTTAGAGAGACAAGCTGAGTATGCCTTAGCTACCCCTGCTTGGAAGAATGGTACAAATAAACAACGTAAGGCTCTCTTAGGTGAGGTGCTTAGGAAGGCTAAGAAACAAACAACAGATATACTTGAGCTTAGCCTAGCACCAGAAGATAGTCGTACTAATAAGTTGTACAAGATAAGTAAGAAGGGTAGTGGTGTAACTAAAGAAGACGTAGATAAAGCGTTAACAAAGTTAGACATAGACGTAGACATAACAGAGCTAGACGAGAATCAACTAGACTTCTTAATGTATTACTTGGAAGCCCAGAAAGACGAAGTTAAAAAGCTTAAGATGTTAGGCACTAGATAAAAGAAAAGGGCGACACAAGCCGCCCCTTCTATTCTTATTTAACTCCGTGCCTCTCAGCACATTGCCTAGCCCACAGATACATACTCGTGTATGCCTTTAGACAGTGATCTCTTTCAGTGCTCTCCCATAGATTGTCACATAGTAACACTTCCATACTCTCCATATGATCAGTCAACACATTCAGGAATGCTGTTCGTCTTGACTTGATGTGTTCTTGTGCTTCTTGTTCTAGTTTCACAGGCTTTCTCTCTAGGTTATTGCATCTTCTAATGCACTTATTGGTAGGTTATAACAGTTAGACTTTACTGTGAAGTTGTTGCTAGGATCTACATCACCCTTCTTCAAGTAAGTAGCATCCTTATAGTATGCACTCTTAGGATACACACCTAAGAACCACGCTGTGTGTAGATCTTTATGTACACGTACAAATGCATAGTAGTCACACTTCTGTTTCGTATTAAGTTCAGCTACTGAGCACTCATAGTAACGCTTAGGTGGTACAGTAGTTCGTTTAGTTTTTACATCAACAGTGTAACCATTGTCTAACTTAAGGTCATAGTCGTATGTATTCTCTTCACTACCACCCATTATAAGACGAGCAACTTCTTCACCCAAGAAACCAGCGACACTACCCTGACCTCCTGTAATACTATTGTTTAGTCTGCCCATCTCAGTAGCCTTAGCACGAGCTTTATTAACCATGTCTTTGGATACGGTTATCTCTTTCATGCTATGACTAACTCCGCAGATGTGTAAGGGATGTGAAAGAATAACTCACCCTTCTGTATGTATCTGCCCTTAGCCTCCGCTAAACTTTCCTTAGTGAGTAGTGTATCCTTTATGCGCCATACTTGCTTCATGTCCTCACGAAAGACATAGAAGTTTAGTACACCATTAACACCTTCATACTTATCTAGTAAGCGTTGCTTACGTTCAGGAATACGGATATCAGTCCAATGTGTAGGCCACTCTTCTTTCCAAGCTACTTTGACTTCAGCCTCGTTGAAGTATGTATATCCATCTTTCTGAGAGACGACATCAACAAAATAGTTTTCTTCGGTATTAACTATAGTATGACCTTTTGATATTAGTATCTCTACTAGTGTATCTTTAGCTTTCTTATCGTATGCCTCATACAGTGCACGGTTAAATTGCTTTCTTACTGCTGTCACTTAGGTATTCCTTTAGTTCTGTATAGCCCCCAAGGTGAGTGCCATCTGGTTTAAATATTTGTGGTACTGTAGTATAACCTGCTTTCTTTATTAACGCCAGTAACCATTTGCTACTAGGCGATTGTACGTTGTATGTTGTTACCTGACTTCCTGCAACACCTCGTAGTAATTGTAACGAGGCATCACAGAAGTTACATTGGTTTCTAGTTATTACTACCCACATTAAACGAGATCAACAATCTCGCAGCTGTCACCGCTACATGCTAGTGTCTGGCTACCTGCAGTATTATCTTCTTGTTCATACTCAGATAGCTTATCCCAATCAATAGAAGAAGGCATAGACCCTAGTAACTCTAGGTATGTTTTCTCGTTGACATCTTGATAAGGTGCTTGCTGATAAGTGTGTTCATTGAATGGTAAGAATGATACACCTGACATCTCATCGAAATGTTTATACACAAATGCACCTACTTCAAACCATTCGTTATTCTTTACGTTGATAGTAACAG